CTGTTGCCGTGTGTATGGAACGACGTTACAAAGCCCTTATGGCAGATGAACCGACACTAAAGAAGTTTGTTGCAGAACTTAAATCAGAACTGAATTCCATTCCAAAGGCGAAGGGAAGATATAAACTCGAAGTTGATAAAGGCTGTATCTATATCAGTACTACTCACAAACTCACAGAAGGCGTTATACGTCTTCAATATAAAGAGGTGCTTTCTTTGGAAGGTTTCAGCGAGAACCTCTGTAAGAGTCTTGATGAAGTGGCTGAGAAAGGAGGTGAGAAATGATATTCTTTGATTGTTGTCTTATAGATTTTTCAATCCCAAAAGAGCTTACACCGCTTGCTGACTGTATGAAGAAGTACCAAGGAGTTCTTGTAGCGGACAAAAAAGCATTCAATAAGGTTGTTGAAGAATTGGAGGAAAAATTTTGTGCTATACCAAAGGCTGAAGAAAGATTCCTTTTCAAAGTTAGCGAAGGTCCTTTCGGAATTATTTATGTTCATAGAAACGACACTATGAGGAAGTATATATTGCGCCTCTATTTCACACCAGTATATGGGATGTTTGGCTTCGATTCTTCTCAAAGTGCTATTCAGCCAGTACCAGACGATGGCGACGAATATTATTATTTGCCTGATCATATTAAAAGTAGTGTTCAGAAAGGAGGTGCGAAATGAAGATCATAACCGACCCAGCTGTTTATGATTACCATGCTGAAAAAGGCTTATTCATACCGTTAGATGACTTCTGTTCAACACCAGGCTTGATAAAGTCATTAAGAGATAATGTTAAGCGTCAACTCACGAAGGCGACATCTTATCTCGACTATTATAGAGGTGTTCATGAGGCAGGCAAAGCTTCTTCTCGTCAACAAACAGCTATGGATAGATGGGAAGAGCGAGTGAATAATCTTAAGAGTTCTTATAAAACTCTGTCAGAAGTAAAGAAAATAATTGATTTCAAATGAAATACAAAATGAAAGCGTCTATCGTTAATCTCGACGAACAAACAACTGAGACCCTTCGAGCAATGCTCGACCCTGGTTATATCTCTGAGCGCACAGAACGCTTAGAAGCCATCGAGGGTTTTCTTATTGATCAATGGAGGGATGCTGGCAATATAAATTCTGACACCGTTCTCACATTCCTCGATACCCTACGCTCACTGCGTAGGGATCTCAACTCATTTCTCACCTCAGTGGACCCTCACGGGGACGCTGACAAATCTTAACACAATGAAACAAGAAAAAGAACAAGAAGAGCAGCCTGTAACTGACATCAGTATATACATAGCTGCTTTATCAGCGACATATCGTCCAGCGTCGACACCAGCAGAGACAACTCATTTTTTCTCTACGCCAGAGGTGGTAGACGCAATTAAGAATATAGACCCCTCCGCTAAGATTAGCGTAGAGCAAGTTTTCTCTGCGCTTCGTGACGCAGGATTTCAGTTTTGCAATCGACCTGGTGCGCAAGGCTTAGAGTTCAAATGGATGTTTCGTGAAATATAATATGTTTTAGGTAATTTGTTTTTAGAGGGCAGTACGTCGTGAGACGTGCTGCTCTCGCTTTTTTTGTCCTTTTCCCTTCCCATTGCTCGTGCTATCTTTGTAACATGGTAACAGATCAATTCGTTAAGGATGAGTTTATCTCAGATATCCTCCGTCGTGATATAGGCATCATCTATCAGACACAGGAGGAGGTAGCCAATCGCTACTTCAAGGAGCGTACGGGTACGCTTCGTGATTTCCTGTCCCGTCGTGCGTTCACTCCGAAAGAATCGAATGGAGAGTTCTCTGTCTATCTCAAAGTACTCTCTTACATTCGATTCCTCGATATGCAATATCGCTTGAACTACGCTGGTATGAGCTCTAAGCGAGCAAAGAAGCAGCGTGCTAAGTATGCTATCTATAACAGAGTTGTCTGGGGAGTTCTTTATAACGAAACCTTCCCAGACATCCAAGCAGGCTTTACGGATGAGGTTCGTGAGGCATGGAGAAAGAAAATGGAAGATGCACTTTCACAGCACAGATTACTCACAGATAATCAATAGATATGAGCAAAATTAAAGAAGACCACATCACATTGGTCATTGATGCTAAAACAGACAAGGCACAGCAGGAACTGCGTGAGCTTGAGCGTGCTACGCACGACCTTAGTAAGGAAATGAAGGCTCGACAGAATCGAATGCTCGACCTCGAGGCAGCGGGTAAGAAGGAGACCGCTGAGTACAAACGCTTACAAGCAGAGGTGAAGAATTATAGTAATCAGATTTCTATTAATAATAGGAAACTGCGTGAGCTTCGCTCTGCAATGGATGTCAATGCTATGACGATGTCGCAGCTCAAGAAGCATGCTAAGGATCTTCAAATAGCTCTTAACAACACGTCGAAGGCAGCCGATCCAAAGGAGTACGAGCGATTAGCGTCAGAGCTTCGTTCAGTCAATGGACGTATCTCGGAGCTAAAACATGATGCCTCAGGGTTGGGCGAGTCAATGGGTAAAGAGTCTACAGGCATCATGGGCAAATTCGAGGGCATGTTCTCATCAATCTCTGGTGGTTGGACGAAACTCGTGGGTGTTGCTACAGCTGCTGTCGCTTCCATCTCAGCAGCTATAGAAGGGGCTAAGTGGTTCTACAATTACAACATGGAGGTTGAGGAAGCCCAACGACTGACCCGTGAGTTTTTCAATATACAGGGCGACGAACTCGTCCACACACAGAGTCAGATATCTGCTCTTGCTGAACAGTTCGGTAAAGACTATAAAGAGGTGCTCGGTACTGTAGAATCGCTTACCAATCAGTACGGTATCTCTACTGCAGAGGCAATCAATGTCATCAAGGATGGACTACAGGCAGGAGCTGACCTTAACGGTACATTCCTTAGTCAGATTCAGCAGTACGGACCTGCCTTCAGTGATGCTGGTGCATCTGTTAAGGACCTCGTCGCAAGTATCACGCAGACACGCTCTGGTATCTTCAATGAGGCAGGTATGGGTCTGATTCAGACAGCCACGAACCGTATTCGCACGATGTCGACTGCAACACAGAGTGCACTGAACTCTATTGGTATCTCGAGCAAGCAACTTGAAGCAGACCTTATTTCAGGAAAAACATCCATCTTAGAGGCTATTAAGATGATTTCAGGTAAGATCAAGGAGCTGCCTGAAAACTCTATGCAAGTCGGGCAAGTCATGAAGGCTGTCTTTGGAAAGACAGCGAGCAACGAGGGTATGAAGCTCGTGAAGACCTTAGCAGATATGTCTACTAACATGGAAGAACTGAAGGGTGTCACAGGAGAGTATGGAGAGTTACAGCGTGAGCAGGTTGAAGCGCAAGCTGAACTTAACGAGAAGATGTCTAAGTTCTTCGGATTGGGCGAGAATGGCTTCGACGAAATCACCATGAAAGCTAAGATATTCGGAGTGAAGGCCCTGTCGAAGATTATCGATTATACTGTCAAAATCATTAACTACTTCATCGACTTATACAACGAGTCTAAGGTATTCCGTGCTGGTATTGAAAACATAAAAAACAACTTCAAAAGCACGTGGGAGGTGTTCAAGTTTGGAGTTTATCTTGTCATTGACGGATTCAAAGGCATGGGGCGAATGGCAAAAGCATGGGGTAAAATCATTGAAGGTGCACTCACTCCCGATATCAATAAGATTACAACTGGTATCAAGGAACTTTGGGATGCCTACAAAGACACGTGGATCGAAATTGGTAATGACGCTAAGAAAATGGGTGCAAACGTTCGCGACAACTTCATCGATGCTATCAAGAACACAGGTAGCAATAAGAAGGTTGCTCATCTCTCTGTTGATGTTTCCCCAGACACTAAGGGTCACTCTTCCTCTCAAGGCGGATTAAGCGGTGGCCACAACACCATCGAGAATAGAGTGAAAGACCCCAAGGTGAAGAAAAAAAAGGAAAAGAAGACAAAGACCACCGACCCTGATGACGTAGCAAGCAAGTTGTTTGCACATGACCGTGCGCAAGACCTCGACGCAGAAAAGCGAAGCTACGATAAGAGTCTGAATGCATTGAAGGATGCACTTGCGAAGAAGACCCTTACACAAGAGCAGTATAGTGCATACGTGGCTGCTCTCAATATTCAACATCAGAACAAATTACTCGACATCGAGAAGGCTTACTTGCAACGCTCTGAGAACATGGTCTTCAAGGATGCAGCGAAGAAGAAGGCGTTACACGAAGGGCAAACTAAGGCTGTCGCTGACCAGCAGCAGGCAGCGAATGCAGCCTATATCGAGGCAGAGAAAGAGTACTATGAGTCTCTGGATCAGATACGACAGTCAGCACCAGCTAAACCGCAGACCCTTCAGCAAGAATGTGATGCTAAGCTACTCCTCTTGGATGGATATTATAAAGCAGCCTTACAGCGAGCTAAGGATAATGGAGAACGTGAGAAAGAGGTTACTGATGCGTATGAAGCTGCTAAAGCTGCAATCATCGTTGATTATGCAAAGAAAGCTGAAGAGCAGAAGGCACAGGCTCGACAGGAATACGGACTTGACACTTTCGAGGACCAGTATGCCGCACGTCGTAAAAAGATTGAGAATGACACTCTGCTTAATGAGCAGGAGCGTCAACAGGCTCTTACGCTTCTTGACCAGCAGGCAGAAGAGCACCGCCTTCAGATACGTCAGCAGTATGGACTCGTCACCCAGCAGGAGTTGTACAACGCTGAAATGGAACAGTTGAAGATGCACCTTCAGAACAAGGAGATATCTGAAGAAGAGTATGAAGAGGCGGTGAAGAATATGAAGATCGCCAAGATGAAGGAGGCGTTCGACTACTATTCTAATCTTACCAGTGGAGCTGCGCAGGCCTTGCAGCAAGCAGAGATTGCGAACGTCGATGCCAAGTATGATGCTGAAATTGAAGCTGCAAAGAATGCTGGTAAAGACACTACGGAGCTTGAGAAGAAGAAGGCTAATGAGAAGCTGAAGATACAGAAGAAATATGCGGACGTTAACTTCGCAATTCAAGCAGCGCAAATCATCGCATCGACAGCTTCTGCAATCGCTAAGACTTTCTCAGAATTGGGTTTCCCTGCTGGTATTCCTGCTGCTGCCTTAATGGGTATCACGGGTGCAGCACAGCTTGCAGCAGCACTTGCAGAGCGCAATAAGGTGAAGCGAATGACGCTAAGCGGAGCAGGTGGTTCTGCTTCTGCTTCAGGTGCACGTGTCGCAACAGGACTTGAATCAGGAGGTAGTATTGACGTAGAGCGCAAACAGGATGGAAAGATGTTCCATGCTGACTACGACCCTGACAGACGTGGATTTATTGACAAACCAACCGTCATCGTAGGAGAAGGTGGCTACGGACACAGCAAGGAGTGGGTAGCTTCGAATGCCGCTGTAGAGAACCCTACGATAGCTCCATTCATTGACATCATCGACCGTGCACAGCGTGCAGGAACTATCCGTACGCTCGACATGAATAAGTTTCTTATTCAACAGGCGCAAGGTCGTGCCTCTGGTGGATATGTTACGCCAACGGTTAGCGATGTGCGTGGTGTAGCGAAAGACTCTTATAGGGATACGCTCATTGAGCGATTAACGGACGTACTCGATCGCCTGTCCGTAGAGGGAATCCCAGCATCTGTCTCTCTTAATGAGATAGAACAGAAACAGCAGCTGCAAGACAAGGCTCGTCGTTTTGGTAGTAAATAGAACTAACACCTTATATATATATGAAGATAACGAACTTAGAGAAGGGCGAGGCTTACAACCTCAAGCCCGATACACAGATACAGGTAGAGAGAACGAACCCTTTCTTCAATGAGTATGGAGAGCAGACTACACCGCTCGAACTCCCAGCATCCGAACGCAATCGCAGGATACTTGGTTTTCCAGATACCTTCGGACGTAGGGTGAAGATGACAGCTACAGATGTAGCGATACAAGATGGTGAATATTTCGCTCAATGTCGTCAAGTGGTGCTGTCTGCTCAATACAAGGGTAGTATCTCTACCTCATTCTACATTAATGATGGGTCTTTCTATTCGAGAATACAGAAGGTGAAGCTCAAGGACATCTTCAAAGGTGAGTTCATTCCTGGTGTGAATACAGTAGAGGAAGGAATTAACTTCTGTCGTAATCTTCGCAACAACTCTAACGAGCATTACGGCATCTTCCCTATCCTCTTCACTGACGACTCAGGGAGAAAGAATGGGGCGAACTACAAGTTCATGAATGCCTTTGGAAAGGAAAAAGTATTGAAATACACCAGGCCTTACGAGTGGATGCCTGAACTACCTTCAGTCATAGGTTTTCATCCTGACTTAAGCGGAGATGGCTGCGACTTCTATAATGCTGTGCAGCGCATTGAGTATGTCAACGAGATACCTATCACGCTCGCACCAGGATACTACATGTCGCCTTTCATCCGTGCGAACTATCTGCTCAAGCGTGTCTTCGCTTACTTCGGATATGAACTACAAGATAATTTCTTCACGCAGACAGAACCCTTCAATAAGATGGTAGTCATCAACAAGGTGATGGATGTACTGGTGAATGGAAAGATAAAGGTAGCAGACTTGGTTCCAGATATTACCTGTGCGGATTTCATCTCTGTTTTTCGTAAGAAATTCTGCTGTGAGTTCACCTCTGATGAGGGGAAGCGAACAGCGGATATCATCTTCCTGCGTGACACGCTTAACGATAGTCCAAAGATTGACCTTACGCATTGCGTGACGCAAGAACCCACGCTCTCTTATAAGTCAGAGAACGACTACAAGCGTGTTACACTCGCTGCTTCAGATAAGGTAGATTCTGAAATCTCTGACTCCTACGACGATATGGATAGCTTGGTCAAGGCGAATCCGAACGCTTACTTCGACCCCGTCGATGGGGCTATTTATAAGACAGGATGGTCTGGCGATTTCCAAGTTACGGTGAAGGTTGCAGAAGCATCGCAAGGCTACAACACAGGTGAGACCCTCGAAGCAAAGGAGATTAAAGTCCCAGAACTCATTCCAGAGTTCAGAACCCTTAGCTATAAGGATACCGTCGAGGAGGAAGACTTCAACTACGACATGGGTAAGTTCCTCTACGTAGGAGAATATCAGACACTCAACTCTAAGATGGTGGTTGCAACAGAACCCAAGGAACACACCTCTGAGAAGGCAGAAAAACAGAAGGCTATCCTCGCTTTTACCTACCTCTCTGACGGTCGACCAGAAGGAACCATCTCTGCTTACGATGTGAATGCGCCTTCTCATCCTCGTATCTTCGATTATGCCTTGCATTACAATGGGCCACAAGGAATATTCGAAAAGTTCTATCGTGAATACGACCTGCTGCTGCGCAACTCGCTTCACGACATGAAGGTGAAGCTGCTGCTCTCTCAATCGCAGAAGCAGAACCTCCCTTCATACGAGAAGGTGGTCATTCGTGGCGTTCCATTTTTGTTCAATAAACTCAAGTTCACGCTTGGAGGAAAGAACGAGCCTGTCGAGTCAGAACTCTATACTGTCTCGCTGATGCAACCTGCAATCTCAGCTCCTACTATCAATGAGCAACTTAAAGCGATGGATGTGAAATATAAGTGGGTGGGCAAGGAAACGCAGACCTCTGTTAGTTGGGAGGAATATAGCGCAGCGAATGACGAGCGCAACAAGACCTTCGTTACCATCTATCCTCCTCTCCCTTCTGCGGATTACGTTGGGAAACAATACGGAAAACAACGCTCTTACACGGAGAGAATAACGAAGAAAGGCGGATGGTTTAGACATGGTCGATACGAATATACTCGTACAGAGGTGTGGTTGGAGTGTGTGCCTCTGTAGAAAGCATAGCTTTGGATGATCGAAAGCATAGCTTTGGATGATCGAAAGCATAGCTTTGGACGATCAAAAGCATAGCTTTGGACGCTCGAAAGCTATGCTTTTGTTGTCTCCTTCTGTTGTCCTTTATCAATCCTCCTTTATATCGTAATTTTGTGGTAAATAAATTTGCACATGGATATTCTTCTTAAACCTGATTCTCTAAGTCTGACAGGCTCGATGAATCACTTCATTATATCAAGCTCGCAAGAGGTTACGTTCGTTCTCAAGTACGCAGACACGAACGAAATCATCGTGCAGCATATTTATACTCCGAATAAGGCGAAGCGCATAGAGATTGACTTAGAGAACATCGTCACTCCGCTGCTATCTTTTCAGCTTCAGGAGTCGACTACAATTTATCGTCAACCGAACATTGCTCGTGAATTCCTTGTAAACCTCATTGAAGATAAGACTGCTGCACAAGAGTCATGGCAATTCACGGTACTCCGTGCTGGTATCGACAACTTCGCTGACACCGCTTCAAGTTGGTTGAAGCGTAACTTCCTGACGTGGCAGCCTACAGTCAAGCCAGTGACGTATTACACGCCAGAGTTCCTTAGTTACTTCGCTGTCGAGGACTGTGTTGCAAAGTGCCGTGCATATATAGAAGAGAACGGTAGTTATGTTCAGACAGATATCGAACTTGGCAACCTCTCTCACGGTAAGGTGTGGACGATGCCAATGCAATATGGAGTCATCGCTGGTAAGTTAGGTAAGATGCCAAGCTACTATGACGTATGGGTAGAAGATGCTGCTGGCACTCGACTCACCTACATTCAGCGATACTATGCTTCAGACATCCGAAGCGAAGAAGAGCAGTGGGTACTCTTCGAGAACTCACTCGGTGGTCTTGACACCTTCCGTGCGTATGGTGATGCTGAGAACACAGCGAAACACACGCACAATGTAGCAGAGATTGAGAACGACTCAGAAGAGTATCGTGTTGACACGGTCAGAGAATACAAGAAAAATACTGGCTTCCTCTCTAAGGAGGAACGCAAATGGCTACTCGATTTCTTCCCATCCTTGGGTAAGTTCCTCTACACAGGCAACTATGTACGTCGCATTGTCGTGACAGAGAGCGACGTCAGTTGGCAGACAAAAGACCTCCCTTCATCTTATACATTTACCTATCGATATGCAGATGCACGTCCCTACCTGAACATAACCAGGTCAGAGGACGCTGCGCCTGCAATGTTGGATATCAAGATTCCTGATGTTGGGTCTTTTACCATCGCCCCACGCTTAGTTGAGCTTGAGCGACTACCGCTGAGCAGTGGGGCTTTATTCCCTGTCCAGAGTCCTTACTCTGATAAGTGGAGCATCACCACAGCTGAAGCTATCCTCGAGTGGTTCTCTCGTGAGGTAACCACCGCTTACAAGGGTGATGGAGCGTTTGGACATCATCACGACAACATGTCTGTACTGCGTGCGCTCGACCGCATAGGGAGTTATCTTACCTTGGATGCGCAGAAGATACAATCTGGCCTTGCAGATGAAGCTAAGTCAGCTCGTTCGCTTGACCCTAAGAGTGTCGACTGGGAGAAGATTGTGCGAACAGACCAAGACACCATCGTTAACGCTCTGACTACTTTCATGAAGGGGATCACCTTCGGTAAGTCGGTCCGTGGAGAGTCTGGCATATCTATCTACCAGGATGAAGAAGGGAACTGGCATCTCGACGCAGAGTATCTTCACGTACATCGTAAGCTCACCGCTGAAGAGGTTGAGATTATGAAGACCTCACAAATTAAGGGCAAGGTAGTGAACTCAGCTGGTGGTTTCGTGGTATCTAAGATTGAGAGGATTGTAGGTGCTTGGAGATGTTACTTCCGTCAGGAAGATGCTGATGGACGAAGAATCTATAATTCTATGAGAGTGGATGACCTGGCACTGTGCGAGACATTCAACTTGATAGATGCTGGCGGTCAGTTGTCTAATCACTACTGGCATAGGCGTGTTACCGCTGTTGGAACTGACTATGTCGATATTGCAGATAATACGAATGTAGATGACTACGCAAGTGGTAGCGATGTTCCACAGGTGGGTGACGAGGTTGTGCAGCTTGGCAACCCCACTGTTCCAGAAAGACAGAGTGCTATCATACAATCAGCAGCAGGAGAGGGTTCACCGTACTTTAAGATTATAAAAGGTATTAATAGCTTTACCCTTCCTCGTCCTATTTTCTTATTCGATAAGCAGAACTTCGAGATAAGGGTTGAGGACCCTGCTAAGCGTGGTGAGTATATCCTTCTGCAAGACTTCTTAGAGTCCATGCAGGGACGTATCAATGCTGTGCAACAGCAGTCAGATAAGCAGCTGGTGATTTGGTTTGGTGACGTGGTACCAACACTCACCACTGAACCTGCTAACGAGTGGACGGACGAAACTACTAAGGAATTGCATGAGCATGACATCTACTACAATCGCTCGTATGCAGAAACTGGCGGAGGTCGTGCTTATTCTTTCGAGAAAAACCCTGATGGCTCTTTCTCTTGGCACGAGATAACGGATGCTGATGTGTTGAAATCGCTTGAAGCAGCTAAGCACGCACAGGATACAGCAGATGGTAAGCGTAGAGTATTTGTACATGAGCAGCCTGTTCCTCCTTACGATAAGGGCGACCAGTGGAGCAATGCTGCGTTTGGAGATAAGTATAACAATGATTTGCTCGTCTGTGTTCGTCCGAAGGCAGCAGGTGAAGAGTTCAGCATCGAGGACTGGCAATCTGCGCAAGAGTTTACATCCAATAAGTTTAAGGCGGAGATGAAAACGACCGCTGATAATATCACAGCGACCGTTACTAATCTTAAGAATGGACTTATCGAGGTTGGCTTTGAACTTGACGGAAAAAAGAAGAGCTTCACCGTCACAGCAGAGAACTTTAAGGTCCAAACTCCTTCAGGAAAGGTGGCCTTAATGACCTCGGATGGAAAGGTTAACGCTGACTTAATCGAGGCGAAAAGTATCCGTACATCACCCAGCAGCGATGGACTACATATTGATATGTATGAGGGTACATTCGATGTGCTGACGAAGGATAACAAGAAGGGCATCAGCATGACTGTGGATAAGGACGGATTTCCTCATCTAATCTTCTTCGACAACGAGGGTAATGCTAAATATGACTTGGGTTACACAGGTTTGAAAGAACTTGTGTCTGCTTATCAAGCTGCCTACTGGACTAAGCGGTCTCTTGTCAATGTAACGGATAAAGGCTTATCAGCTGTTTATCCTAAGACTGTTAAAGGAATAGTCTGGCATGACTACCATGCTGCTCGACACTATGCTACGGGTAAACTGGGTGACAACGCAGATGAAGATGGAAAGCTATTCAGCACAGAGAGTTTCGGCTCACCTATCCCAGATGGTTGGTATACCGAAGAGAACGAAAAAGGCCAATACTTAGAAGGAGGAAATGAATCCGTTGTTGATGAAGATAATCATAACACACCTAAATCAAGTGTGTTTAGTGTAGCTATTTTCAAAGCTGAGAATGGTCGATTAGGTAAGGCACAGCATGTTTGGTTCTCTGTAACTAACGGTAGAGCCTCCTTCTGTGACCCTGACGGTAAGCCTATAAGTGTTACAGAGTCTCTCTTGCAGAATTATCCATTTGACCAATATAAGGATAGAGTTTAACTAATATAAAAAGAAGATGAAAAAAGCATTAGATTGTATTTACAGGATTTTCGAGAAGGTCGCTGCTATTGGTAGCGACAAGTACTTACACCTCATTGCAGGTCTTATCGTAGCCTTCGTGCTTGGTAGGCTGTTTGCAAACGTTGAAGCGTGGGCATTCCCTGCAATTACGGGTGTCTTGCTACTGATGGTAGCGAAGGAGTGTGTTGATTATTACCTCCGAGATGAGCAGTTCGATTTGAAGGACGTAGCTGCTGGTCTGGTGGGTGCTGTTGTCGGAGTATTAATGTGCTTACTATGAATTACCTTGAACAATTTAAATACGTGATGTGTTCAATCATCAGTGGGATGCTGAGCTTATTCTTTCCTATACGGGACTTTATGTATGCTATGTTGATTGTGTTCGGTGTCAACTATATCTTTGGATTAGTTGCAGGGCTTAAGCATGGTGAGAAGTGGGAGTTAAGAAAGTCTATGGTCTTCTTTTACCATTGTGCGTTATTCTTTGTCATGACGGCTTCAATCTTCGTTACAGGTTATTTTCTTCATGCTGGCGATGAGACGCTCGGAGTTGTTAAAGCATTGTGCGGTGTGGCCATTTGGTTTTACTCTACGAATATCGTTCGTAACTGGCGGATGATGCTTATCGAGAATACTACAATGTGGAAAGTAGCCGGCTTTGTTTATTACGTTCTGACACTGAAAGCAATCGACAAAGTGCCGTTTCTTAGCGAGTATCTTAAGAGTTCGCACGTTGATGTAGATGATGATAAACCAAAGTTTGATTAGTTATGGCAAATTTCTCAATAGCGGAGCTGGTACAATCCAGCACCGCTGAACAACTCAAGATAAACAATAACCCTCCTTCTATTGTGAGGGTTCATCTGACAGAGACGATTACGCTCTTAGAGTGTATCCGTGCGGAGTGGGCGGAGTATTGCGAGCGTCACGACCTCGGTACTCCTGCTATCCGCATCACAAGCGGTTATCGCTCACCAGAACTGAACAAGGCAGTAGGCGGAGTAAAGAACTCTGCTCATGTCATGGGTTATGCTTCCGACCTGCAACCTGTCAATGGTAAGCAGGATGAGTTTGAACGCTTCTTTGCAACAGAGTTCTCTCGGATGGGGTATGCTTATGACCAAATCATAATCGAAAGCTCTAAATCCTCTCGCTGGGTGCATGTAGGCTATAAGCGTGCGGATGGAAAGCAGCGCAGACAGTGTTTCACATTAAAGGTATAAGGGTATGGAAGATAAGGATATTAAGTATTACGTGTATGCGATGTTAATCATCATTGGATTACTTGCTCTTACCTCGCTCTGCTTCACGAGCTGCTCTCATAGAGTGTATGTACCTGTGCAGTCTATTCGCACAGACACTATCTACATGTCAAGGAAAGACAGCGTACATATCAAGGATAGCCTTATCACTCGGCAAGTGATAACCGTCCGTGATAGTATTGCTATCCATGACAGCGTGGTGATTGTTAAGGACGAGCAAGGCAACATCAAGGAACGGCTTATAGTTCGTTATCGTGACCACTGGCATGCAACACAGGATAATCTTACTCTCCTACGTCTGATTGACCGCTACAAGGCGAGCAATGACAGCTTGCGTGCAACTATGAAGGAACACATCGAGGTTCCTAAGGTCATTGAGCGAGAGTTAAGCAGGTGGCAGAAAATCAAGATGGATGTTGGCGGATGGGCAATTGGTGCTATGTCGACCTTTCTACTTGCAATCATTGGCTATATCGTTGTATGGCTGCTGAAAAAATATCGGAGGATTTAAGGCCAGTCGTGACACTATGGTGTCAGAATCGTGAGACCATAGTGTCAGCGTTGTGACACCATAGTGAAAAAAATAACGTATCAATAGAATAAGCCATGAGGAAAGTCCTCGGGCGTTATGTATAATCTTTTAATTCAAGTTATTATGGAAAAGAATTTGAGTTTTATTCTGAAAGAACAGAAAATGATGGTCGGACCATTGAAGGGTAAGAAGGTATTCATTGCAACGCCTACCGACCGTCGACGTATCTCACACCGTAGCTTCTGCGAGGAGGTGGCACGTGCGACAACATTCACTGGTGCCGAGGTTGAAGCCGTGTTGCGTCTGGCTGCCGAGACGGCTAAGAAGCATGTTGAGAGCGGTGAGTCGGTTGACTTTGGCGACATCGGTTCGCTGACCCCATCGTTCAAGTCAAAGGCTGTCGAGAAGGCTGCCGATTTCAACGCACAGAAGCACATCACGAAGCCTGTTGTCAAGCTCCGTCCCAGCACACGTTATTTCACCCTGCAGGGTGTATCGTATGAGCGTGTCGAGGCACGTCCAAGCGAGAAGAAGAAGAAAGGCGGTGGCTCAAGTCCGACTCCTTCAGGTCCTTCGATAGAGGGTTAAATCCACTACCCCCCC